AGCACCATCTGGACAAAAGGGAAACTAAGAAATGGATAAATCTGTAGTTTAGAGACTCGTTATTCGATATTGCTATTTCCTCCGTCAAGATTTTAAAAAATCGCTCGTCGGTTAAATGGTTAATGGGGAAAAGATATGGAATACACTCAAAACTTTGAACACTTCTGGAGCTTGTACCCTAAACAAACAGGAAAGGGAGCCGCCTTTGCAAGTTGGAAAAAGTATACGAAAGCAGAGCATGAGCTAATACTAGACCACCTCCCTCAACGCCTTAAAACTGATGCAGACTGGTTAGAAGGTAAGTTCATAAAGAACCCTGCCACTTGGTTGAATCAGAGATGTTGGGAGGATAATTACAAGAGAGCATCTCAGTTCGCAAGGATTTCAGGCATCAGGGAAGATACGTGGTGCGATAAATGCGATAGCTATAACTTCACTCGAAGGCATGAGGACATTTGTGAAAACGGAGAAGAGTTCTATCACTTACGTCTAAAAAACAAAAAATGGGTTTTCTCGAATTATCAGGCGACTGAACTTGAAAGTGCTTGATCTGTTCGCCGGAATTGGAGGCTTTAGTCTTGGTTTGGAAAAAGCTGGAATGGAGACAGTTGCTTTTTGTGAGATTGATAAATACGCGCAGAAAGTTTTAAAAAAGAATTGGCCGGGAGTACCAATCTATGAAGACGTTAGACAAATCACAGCAAACAGACTTGTTTCCGACGGAATTGGAGTCGATGTCATCACAGGAGGATTTCCATGTCAGGACATCTCCGTTGCAGGAAATCAGGTTGGAATTGAAGGCGAAAGAAGTGGGCTATGGACCGAGTGCGCCCGTCTTCTTGGGGACATTAGACCAAAATACGCCATCTTTGAAAACGTCCCAAACTTGCTTAACGGCGGAGATGGAAATTGGTTTAAGCGAGTTTTGTGGGACATTTCCAAAATCGGGTATGATGCAGAGTGGCACTGTATACGAGCTTCAGACATTGGCGCGCCCCACAGGAGGGAACGAATCTGGATCATTTGTTACGAAAACAACTCACCAATGGCCGACACCCAGAGCGTTCAACACAATGGGATGCGATTTAACGAGAATCAAGGACAAGCGAAGACAAACAGGATCAAATCTGGAGGAAGTGGTAGCAAACGAGGAAGTGAAAGCAGGGAGGCTTTTCCCAACTCCAGCAGCAAGCGAAGGAGGAGCCATAAAAAATTGGAGCCCAATCAGGCCAGATGGGAGCAAATCACAACTCTCTCTAAAAACGTATGTGAGAATGTTTCCAACCCCGTTGAGGGCAGATTACAAAGGAGGTTACAGGACGGAATCACTTATCAGGAAGGATGGGAAGTCGAGGGCTTTCGATCAGTTACCAAATGCAGTGATCGATGGGAAAGGTACCGAGACAGTATGTGGGCAACTGAACCCAGCGTGGGTCGAGTGGCTAATGGGGTTCCCAATCTTTCACACCGACTTAAATGCTTAGGCAACGCAGTCGTTCCTCAAATCCCTGAGCTAATTGGACGAGCAATTATGGAGCATGAGCTTGAAACGGTCGCTTGAACAGAACGACTGCTTTCACAAATGGAGTCGAGTCATTGCTAGTCACCTTCAAGACTCAGGGGTCGCAGTCAGCCACGATACAGTGAAAGAGTTAATACTTTTGGAGTTGGGCAATACCAAAAGAGTCAAAGTGCCGGGGCTTAAAGAAAGGGTCATTCCAATGCGAAGTCATCAATATAAGCAAATGGACTTTGATTTAAACGAGTATGACAGAAAAAATAATTTTATCTCTATGAACGCTCTTCTCTCTAAGGTAGAGGCGTGGGCTGCAACAGACTTGAACTTACAACTGGAAGGGGTAAAATCTAAAGAGGGAGTAAGCTAATGTTTTTTAAAAAAAAATGCGCTAATCAAGCGTGTGACAATAAACATAAAATGACCCTCGATCCTGATGAGCATTGGTGCGACTTTTGTTACGGAAAAAGAGTCAATAAGCAGGAACGTCACCTCCGAGGACTCAGGAGAGAACAAGAGCTAGTCGCTAAATACTGGAAGGCTCCTAGTTGGGTTCCAGAGACATGAGGGGCAGGAAGGGGCCGCAGAATTTAGAAAAGAAAACTGTTCCTCAGTTACAGAACACCTTATGGCCTATCTTTGCTAACTACATCAAAGCAGTCTACGGTTCAGAGTGTTTTACTTGTGGTAAGCGTTGTGAAGGCAGGGACAGACAAGCAGGGCACTTCATTCCCCGGACATACTCTCCAGTCAAATACGATGAAGACAATGTTAGAACTCAATGTAGTGCGTGTAATGAGTACCACCATGGAAAGCCTGTCGAATTCGAGAGAAAGCTGAGACTTCAAATAGGAGATGAGGCAGTAGAAAACCTGAAACGAGAATCCACGAAGACTTGGAAGTGGGATCGTCAGTGGTTAATAGATAAGATTCTTTATTATCGACAAGCCTTAAAAGAAAGGGAGGAAGCTGCATGAGTCTAATAACTTCTTTAGTCGGGCCAGTAACAGGCTTGCTTGATAAATTTATAGAAGACAAAGATCAAAAAAATGCTCTAGCGCATGAGATCGCAACGATGTCAGAGCGACACGCTCAAGAGCTTGCAAAGGGTCAGCTAGAAGTAAACAAGGTAGAAGCTGCAAGCAAGAGCATGTTCGTTAGCGGATGGCGTCCTGCCGTGGGATGGACTTGCTGTATTGCTTTACTCTCTAATTACATTCTCATACCAATGGCTAACTTTGTTTTACTGTTAGCAGAGATGGGAGTCGAGGTTCCTAGTTTAGATATGTCGGCAATGATGCCAGTATTATTAGGTATGTTAGGACTCGGAGCCATGCGAACAGTTGAGAAGACTCAGAAGGTAAGTCGAGAGAAATGAACAAAGAACTAGAGCCGGGAAGTGAATATAACAAGTACGATACTGACGGAGATGGCGTGGTTACAGACGCAGAACTCGCCACCACTGAAAAACTCCAAGCCTTAGAGCTAAAAAACGAACGAGCAACGCAGCAAGCGTCTATGGCATGGTTTGGTCTATACGGCATGGTGGGTTACCCGGTGCTGGTAATTGCGTCTCAGTACTTTTCTTTGAATCAGGCCGCAGAGATTTTAGGCGACATGGCGGCTGTATATTTCGTTAGCACCGCAGGAATTGTCGGAGCGTTCTTTGCAGCAGAATCGTTTAAGGCAAAAAACGGAAACGGTAAGCAATAATGGAAATCTTAATTGCAGTTGGTTTTATTGTTGGATACGTTTTAGGAAAACATTATGGCCGTTAATCTAGACCAATTATATGAAGAGATTAAATCAGACGAGGGACTCGTGACTAATGACGAGGGCGAGTCTCTGATCTATAGGTGTACAGAGGGCTATCTGACTTGTGGCATTGGTCATAAGATCGTGGAGGGAGACGCAGAATATGGATTTGTGGAAGGCGATACAGTCCCAATGGACTCAGTTAAGCAACATTTTGAGAAAGACGTTCAAACAGCTATTGAAGACTGCCGAGCAATTTACGGAGATGGATTTGATTCGTGGAGTGAGGAACGCTGCCACATCGTCACTAACATGGCTTTTCAATTGGGTAGAAAAGGGCTATCTAGCTTTAAAAAATTTAATGCGTACTTTCAAGAAGGAGCTTATGGCGGTGCGTCCTTGGAAATGATGGATAGTAAGTGGGCTTTACATCAAACACCGAATCGAGCCAAAAGATTGAGTGAACGAGTCTTAGCGTTAGCCAATGACCCTCGCTGATAAAGCAGACAAGTTAATAGAGTTATGGGTGAGGGAACTGGCGCAAGAATCAGCCAATCCCTATAAGGCTCAGAGTCTTTTAGACGGACACTTTGCCTTGGAGGTTGGAGGTAAGCGGAATCCCTTGAAGTCTTATATCAACGCAAAGGAAACGAAATCACCACCGAGGGACATTATAAGCAGCGATCTTATTTTAATTGACTCGATTATAGGGCAAATCAGCAAAGTAAACAGTAAGTACCCTTTAGTATTAAAATGGTTTTACAGCACCGGGGACATGAAGCGAGTAGCAAAAGAGGCAAGCGTTAGCCTGACCAAAGCTAGAGAACTCAAGAATACTGCATTTGACTTAGTACAAGTTTTATTGGATGAAAAATTAGGAAAAAACTATGCTTAAAAAGTTATGGGAAAAGATCAAAAAGTTATTAGGCTTGACCCCGGAGGTTGAACCCCCAAAAGCCAAGCCCAGAAAAGCTAAGCGGAAGAAAGCCCTTTAGCAAAATCTAAGAGCTTTTTTCTGAACTGAGGCAGGACATACACCTCCACCTTAACGAGTCCCTGCCTTCTGCGTTTCGCCCTATGGCGTTGAACCCGGTCACGATTGAGCCGGGCTTTTTTC